CGCTCAAAACCGATAGCGCGCGAGTAACCCGCGAAATCGGCGCGTGTCAAGACAATTTGAATACGCGCGGGAATGTTCCACGCGGAGAGTTGCCGGGCGCGTAGTTTTTTCTTGCATACGCGGCGCGCGCGTTCCACGTTGCGGCCATGCCAGCGCACCGCAAGCCGACTTCAGTCCTCGCCTTCACGGGCGCGTTTAAGACAAATCCGAGCCGAGGGCGCGCGCGCTCTGGGGAGCCCGTTCCACGCGGGCCGATAGGCGAGCCGCCGCCGGGCATGGCGGCGGAGGTGGAGTCGGCGTGGCGCGAAATCGTCGCGCTCTGCCCGGCTGGCGTGTTAGCGGACTGCGACATTTACGCGGTTGAGGCGGCGGCTAACATGGTTTCCCAGATGCGGGCTGGCGGAGCCGACCCGGCGACGTTCGCGCAACTTCGGATGATGCTGGGCGAGCTTGGCATGACGCCCGCGAGCCGGAGCAAGGTGCAGGTCATGGCGACGGGCGCGGAAGCGGCGAAGGTTGAGAGCTTCATGCCGGATTGACCGCTGCGATGGACAAGCCAGCCGAAACCGCCGCAGCCGCAAAGCCATGCAATGAAATATGCGTGTCGGAATTGGACATTCCGACCCGGACGGCAAAGGCGTTGGCTGCATGCGGGCTTTTTAATGCCGAGCAAATCGCAACGTGGCCAGTTTGTGACATAAAAAAAATAAGGGGAATTGGAGCAGATGGCGTTCGGTTTCTTATCCTCGCACTTAACGCGCGGGGCATTTCGATGGTGGGAGTAAAGGACTCCGACCTTGCACTGCGCGTGAAATGGACGCCGAGGCCATCCCCGCCCGCGCGCTGCGCCTTTTGCGGCCAGCCCGCGCGCTCGCCACGGCAGCGGACGTGCCGCGCGTGTCACGCGAAGAGCGCGAAAGCCTACCGGGCGCGGCGGCGCGCGGAGATTGCCGCAGCTCTAGGGCTGGCGCAGCGCGAGGATTTCACCGCCAATGGCTGACGCGCCCGCATCTCCCCCCGCGCTGCCCGTGCCGGTTGCGCCGCCAGACGGAGCAGCGCGCGCCGACCGCTACGCGCGCGCCGTCGCTGCAGGCGAAATCCCGGCGGGCAAGTGGGCGCGGCTCGCGTGCGAGCGGCATCTGGCGGACTTGGCGCGCGCCGAGGCGGATGAAGCGTTTCCGTATTGTTACGACGCCGCGCAGGCCGCGCGCGTTTGCCGCTTCATCGGCAAGCTCCCTCACGTCAAGGGCGAATGGGCGCGCGTGCCGCCAGACGGGAAAATCCCGCGCATCGCGCTGGAGGACTGGCAATGCTTTTTCATCGCCAGCATCTTCGGCTGGATAAAGCGCGCGGACGGCACGCGCCGCTTCCGTTCCGCGTCGCTCTACGTCCCGCGTAAAAACGGGAAGTCCATCATCGCCGCCGCAATCGGATGGTGGATGTTCGCCTGCGACGGCGAGCCGGGCGCGGAGGTGTATTCCGGCGCGACCTCGCGCGCGCAGGCGATGGAAGTTTTCAAGCCCGCGCAGCAAATGGCGCGGAAAATCCCCGCGCTCGCGGAGCAAAACGGCGTCGAGGTGAACGCGAGCAACATGGTTCGGCTAACGGATAACTGCAAGTTTGAGCCGGTCATCGGCAAGCCGGGCGACGGCGCGTCGCCGCATTGCGCGCTCGTGGATGAATACCATGAGCACCCGACGAGCGACCTCGTGGACACGATGCTAACCGGCATGGGCGCGCGCCGCCAGCCGCTGCTGCTGATTATCTCCACGGCGGGAAGCAACCTCGCCGGGCCGTGCCGCGACGACTGGAAGGCGTGCGAGGACACGCTGCTGGCCGCGTCCGCGAAGGATTACGCGCGCGTGGACGAGACGCGCTTCGCGGTCATCTACTCCGCCGACCCCGAGGACGATTGGACAGCGGAGGCGACGCTGCGGAAAGCAAACCCCAACTTCGGCGTGAGCGTGGGCGCGGACTTCCTGCGCGAGCAAATCCGGCTTGCCATCGCGCAGCCGCGCAACCAAGGCGCGGTGAAGACAAAGCATCTCAATCTCTGGGTGACGGCGATGAGCGGCTTTTTCGACGTGCAAAAGCTGGGCCTGCCGCCAGTATCCGCGCCGCAACTACGTCTTGACGACTTCGCGGGCAAACCGTGTTACATCGGGGTTGACGCGGCGGCGAAGCGCGACATTTGCGCCGTTGTCCGCGTGTTCCCGGCGGCGGACGGCAAGAGCTTCGCGGCGTTTGGCCGTTACTACCTGCCGCGCGCCGCCGTCGCGCTGCCGCAAAGCCAAAACTACCGCGCATGGGAGACGGCGGGCTGGCTCGCGGTGTGCGACGGCAACGTGAACGATTTTGACCTGCTGGAGTCGGACGTGGTTGCGGACGCGAAGCGGTTTGACGTGCGCGAGGTGGATTTCGACCCGTGGCAGATGCAGCCGGTCGTTGGCCGCTGGCGCGCGACGCACGGGCTGACCTGCGTTGAAATCCCGCGAACCACTAAGAGTTTTTCCGACACGATGAAAACGCTCGACGCGCTCATTGCGGACGGGCGATTTCACCACGCGGGCGACCCCGTGCTTGTGTGGGCATTGGGCAACGTGGTTGCGCGCGAAGACCCCGGCGGCAACGTGTTCCCGCGAAAGGAGCAGGACGGGCAGAAGATTGACCCCGCCGTCGCGCTGCTCATGGCGTTGCACCGCGCGCTGGCAAACGCGGGCGAGGAGGCACCGGCGGCGGGGTTTTCCTTTGTGTGATTTCGCGCTTGCGCCTGCGTGTAGCAACAATTTCAATACAGAACGCCAACCCACCGCCACCATGCCCGACGAAACAAAACCGCTTCCGCCCAACTTCCGCTTGCTCTCGCACTCGGAGCAGTCTGAAATCATGCGCGCAAATAGCCCGTTCGAGGCCGTCCGCAAAAGCAAAGAGGAATTGCGCGCGCAGCTCGCCGCCGCCGAGGCGGAGGCTATCGCCAAGGCGACCGCCGCCGAAGCCGCCGACGCCGCCAGCGTGAGCGTGGCAGACGTGCCGCCCGCGCCGGAAAGCCAAGGCACGCCCTGAGCGCGCGCCGTTTTGTCTTGCAATCTTCGCGCGCGTAGTTTTCAAGCAACTACATGGCCAAGCCCTCAATGATTGATCGCGCGCTTTCCGCCGTCGGCCTCGCGCGCCGGGCGAGCACGGACGCCGCCGCGTCGTCGCTCACCGCGCCCGCGCCGTGGCTGGTTGACTTTTTCGGCGCGAAGAGCGCGGCGGGCATTACGGTCAACGAGGGGACTGCCCTCGGCATCCCGGCGGCGTATGCTTGCATTTCACTCCTCGCCAACCTCGTCGGCTCGCTCCCCGCCAAGGTCATCCGCCGCACGGCGGCAGGCCATGAGGACGTGAACGAGCACCCGGTGACTCGCCTGCTGGCGCGGACGCCGAATGAAATCCACTCCCCGTTCGAGTTCCGTCGCATCATGCAGGCGCGCGTCGGCGGCAGCGGCGTGGCTTATGCGCGCGTCATCCGCGACGGCGCATATCGCCCGACCGCGCTTGTCCCGCTGGCGCGCGAGCGCGTCACCGTGCTCACAGACCATGAGCGCGCGACGCTCGCCTACCGCGTTGCGCCGCCGCCAAATGGCACCGGGCAACAGGCCGCGCTTCTCACACGCGGCGACATCCTGCAGGTCAACGCGCTCACCACGGACGGTTTCGTCGGCATCTCGCCCATCGCCGTGCTCCGCGAAAGCATCGGCATCGCAGCAAGCCAGCGCATCGCCTATGGCTCGTTCCTCGGAAACTCGCCATTTTTCAACACCGCGCTATCCGCGCCCGCCGCGCTCACCAAGGCGCAGGTGGACGATTTCCGCGCCCAATGGCAAGGCACGCAGGGCGGGCAGGGCAACGCCGGGCGCACGCCCATCCTCTGGGGCGAGTGGAAGTATCTCGACAAGACGGCTGGCATGAGCATGGCGGATGCGGAGTTCCTTGCGTCGCGCTCGTTTGAGAACGAGGAGATTTGCCGCGTGTTCGGCATTCCGCCCATCCTCATCGGCGACAGCAAAAAAATGTCCTCATGGGGGACGGGCATTGAGCAAATCAACCAAGGCTTTTTGACCTATGCGCTTAACCCGTGGCTGATTAACTGGGAGCAATCGCTCGGCGTCTCGCTCCTCACGGAAGAGGAGCAGGCGTCCGGCCTCTCCGTCTCGTTTGACCGCACCGCGCTCATGCAGGCTTCGCTCGCCACGCGCGCGGCGTTCGCGCGCACGATGCGCGAGATTGGCGCGCTCTCCGTCAA